AATCTCCAGTCATCGTATCACCCACTTTACTAACTTTCAAAGCATCACCCGCAACACGGGCAGTCGCTTCGGCGGTTATATTGTCTTGTAAAGTCGTATCGGCACTATCACGGGCAGTCGCTTCGGTGGTTATATTGTCTTGTAAAGTCGTATCGGCACTACCACGGGCAGTCGCTTCGGCGGTTATATTGTCTTGTAAAGTCGTATCGGCACTATCACGGGCAGTCGCTTCGGCATCTAGTCGGGCATTAATACCCGCAATGGTTTGTCCCGTTATGACACCCGACACATCCAAATTACTATTAAGGTCAGCGTTCCCTGCAACTTCTAAAGTGTCCGATTTAACATCTTCAATTGTAGCAATACCGCCTACATTAATATCTGTGAAGTTCTGTGTCCCTTGTGCCTGAGGGAACTTTAGAAAGTATTTCTCGCCATCGGAGATTGTGAGTGCTGTGTCCTTTACTGTGAATACAGTTGGGTTGAATATAGGCGATTCTTCTATGGGCGGGGGGTATGCCGACATTTATATTATACAGATATTAAATATCCGTCGTCTTTTATCTTTACATTTTTATATCCATACAGTATAAATGCCTACAGGTCGTATTGAGAACCTATATGAAAGAATGCCGAAGCAGTATTTGGATAAAGTAGAGAACCCCAACTTTCATCTACACAATCTAAAAATCCCAATGCGTATGTGTATCGTCGCCCCGTCAGGTTCGGGCAAAACCAATTTTCTATGTAATCTAATATCGCTCTTCTCGGCGGGTAAGGGGACGTTCCAGACAATCACAATCATAACCCGAAACAAAGATGAACCCCTCTATCGGTGGATTACTGAGAGTTGTGAATCCATCATCATAAAGGAGGGCGTGGATAATACTCCGGCGTTGGATAAGTTTGATAAAGACTTCAATCATTTGGTTGTCTGGGACGACCTGGTGCTGGCGAAGGATTTGAGTAGGGTAGAGAATTATTACATTCGTGCAAGGAAGTTCGGGGTTTCCTGCATCTTCATATCACAATCCTTCTTTAAAATCCCGAAGATTATTCGCAACAATTGTTCCTATATGGTCTTGCTTAAGTTGTCGGGCAACCGAGAGGTGAATGTGATCCTTTCGGAGTTCGGTCTTGGTGTGACGAAGGCCGAACTATTAGACATCTATAAGTATGCGACTGCAGAGAAGTTCTCTCCCCTATTGATTGATATGGAGGAGAGTAGCGAAAAGAGGTTTAGGAAAGGATTGTTGGAAGTGATCGAGTTGGAAGACTAATGTATAAATAGATGTTAAGACTAAAGTTAAGGAACAGACACATTTAAACAACCATTAACCGATTATTAAGATAAATAACCACATTATAGAGCATAAATGATATTAAAGGCGTAACAAAATTAATTTTATTACGCTATATGTTGTTTAAATAGAATAAATCTATGTTTTTCATATTAATATTCAGTTAATGGTTGTTTAAATGTGTCTGTTCCTTAACTTTGAGTTAAAACACCCCTATTTTACGCAGGCTCGCCCGTTCCTATCCCCCTCACTAACATATGCAAAATTGATTCTCCCACCAGCCAGGTTGAGATAGACACACACACCCCAAAACATATGACTACCCAAGCACCTAAGGCACCAAGCAAACAGAAAATGACTATGAAAACTAACCCCTTCCCTACAATTGACGGACACTTTTGGGTTGTGAGAAACGGGCAGATTATAGACACAGATTTTAAAGAATATAATTCTGTTAAAATGATTAACGGGTGTAGTGGTGGAATGGTGTATAAAGAAGCAGATAAAATTACGCAGAAAATTATGACTGCGGTGTTTATGAAATGTTTGGAGAGTATGGGGTTTGATATGGAATCATTCAAGCGATTTTCGGTAGAGAATAAAAGAGCATCCCCCCGTTTCAATAGTTGTTTTCAAAATTGTCTTACAACTTATCAAGAAGGTGATGAGATAAAGTTTGGAAGTATGGGGTGGAAATATTTAAACAACTGCAGAGTATGGTGGGAATATGGCGGGGAAGATTGGGCTGGGGTCAAAGCATTCTTAAAATAAACAATCAAATTAACCAAATCAATTTTGCCTTGCCCTAATTGGGTTTTTTTACCACGGCTCCTCCCCCTCGTATTCTTCATATATGGGGTGATGCCCGAATATAATTGCGTCTGGACGAGGCAAACCATCACAACAAATCTTCATCATCATCAAACGCCTCTTGACTGTCTTTTGACGAATATACTCTCGCAACCACGCTTTTTGATGTTTTGCGTCAATAAAATCATCACTCCTATTATATTTACACCTCAAACACCCATTATCTGTCTTCAATTCTTCCATATACGGGTATGTGGGACGGGCGTATTCCATAATGAGGCGGATCAGTTCCTCGGGGGTATTCTTGAAAGCAGTGAGTTCCATTTTTGGGCGTGTGTTGCCGTAGTAAAAAATATATTATCCAAATCAATTTTGCAGATGGTTTCGCAAATTGATCTAAACTTTCGTCAGGTCAATCTGGCCGTTATCAACTATCATTCTATCAGTTCCACCAACTCCAACATCAATCTCTTTACGCAACTTCGGGTCACTGGATTGGAAGAAGTGTTTAAGAATATACTCGTTCTTCTTGAAGTCAATTGACTGGTTGAGGTCGTCAAAGAAGAATAGGAAGTCTTCCACATCTTCATAGATGTCCCCCTTACGATGCGGGTACGCAAAAATATAGTGGAGCATAGCACAGCAAAAGAACCCACAAACCTCACCCATCAACGACTGGATATTCTTGGCATTGAATGGGAGTTTTTGCCCGGTGGTGTCTAACACCGCCTTCTTAATATCTTCTGGGGGGGGCGCTCCGTATGGGTCAAAATAGAATGGTTTGATTTTGTTGTCCTTGTATTTCATAACGGCAAGGCACGTCCAGTGCGACCCGCTATTCAGCATTCCCGTATCCTCATCAAACTCGTCGTCTAAATTGATAATGTAGGAGGTGTTGTATTTCAACTTCTTCGGGATTTCGTCCTTAAACACAATACCTGCTAAAGGGATTTCCATCTTCTTGCAGAGAGTACGTAGTTGTTTATCAGTGAGAGACATATATACTATATGTATATAGAAAAATATATCCATATCTTAACTTACACGTACAGCCCACTTCCCCTCACCTGGAATTGAGGAGGAAGAGTATGCTGAAACTGGAAGTTAGCGGACATCGCCTGTGATTGGAGGGCAGGGTGGGATGGGGGCAACAGAGTTCCTCCAACACCAACCACCCCAGCCGTGGGCGTATCCGCCGCAACACCACTACCCTGACGCCCCACATACAATCCACTGCCTACATACAACCCGCCACCACTCCCCCGACCAACCAATCTTGAGCGGGCGTATGTCTTTGCCTCGCCCGTCTTGCGACTACCGAATGCCCTTGCCCCCTCCTCCATATCGTCCAGCGCACTTTCCGCCAACGCCTTTCTCGCCTTCTTGAGAGAGGAATACCTTGACGGCTTATCAAGCGCCTTGTTGAGTTCCTTGCCTGCGAATTTGCCGAGTTGGCTTCCTACAACACCCGCCAGCGGAATCAACTGAGGTTGGCCTGTGGCGACGGCCAGCCCGGTCAAACCAGCGGTAGCGAGTTCGGGGAGCCTCTTCGCAACTTCTCTGCCTGCCGCCTTACCCACCTTGATCGCACCCCTCTTAACGAACTTGCCTATCTTCTTGAAGATGCCCCTTCCCTCCATCTCAGGCTCCTCACTCATCTCCCTATTCGCCTGTATCTCATCAGGGGTGAGTTGGATCTGTACCCCCTTGTTTCTTGTCAGGTTTCGACTCGCGATATCAAAGGTGGACGGGGACACCACCAGTAGCATACCGCTACCCTGCATCGCAGGTTTCACCCTGACCCGGTGTCCGTTCCTCAGCCTGCTTGCCTGGTGCGGGGAAATCTGCACTTCTATTCGTTCCATCATTATACATAAGGGCGATATAAAAAATATGTGGTGGGGTTTGCTTAACAGGGTAGATAATGGGGTGTTGTCCTAAACCATCGGCGTATTACGATTTTGAACCGCTTAGTCTCTCTTGGCGAAAACGCTAAGTCTATAATCTCCATTATATAGTATGTGTATGAAAATTGATTTAGTCCCATTAATTAAATAGGGTACAACAACCAACTATGAGCGACCTTGAGTTTGTATTCGCCCTCTCGATCTACATACTGATTGTTCCTTATGTGATCGACCCGCCAACGCCGTATGAGAAGATGAAGGAGATTATATTGAGGCGGATTCAACCCGCCGATATTTAGGGGGGGCGTTTGAATTATATTTATATATCGCTATATTATAAATGAGGACGATCGTATTGAACTCGAGCCACCTCGTTGATGACGGACAGAACAACAAACTCGTCTATAACTTCCCTTCATCGGTTTTTTTTGAGGAGACCTATGTTGCAGTCTCGTCGGCGAGTTTGTATTACGCCTGGTTCAACATTAGGAAGGCATTTGGCAACAACACCATTAGTTATACCTGGAACGCCGACGAGACTGATGTCGTCCAAACCACATACCCACTAACAATCCCCGATGGGTTATATGAAGTCTCCGCCCTCAATCAGTTCCTGCAGTATGAGATGATTAAGAACGGACATTATGTGATTGACGCTACTGGGAACAACGTATATTTCGCCGAACTCGTAGTCAATCCCGCCCGCTATGCGGTTCAAGTGAATACCTATATGGTGGATGTTTCCGTAATTGGTGCTGTGATAGGGACGGGTGGTGCATTATATAAGACCCCCCCTGGGTGGGGCGCAGATACGAGTGCGACAAAGTTCAATCCCATCATAACCATCCCCATTCAATTAGGAACACTACTCGGGTTCAAAGGCGGATTGAAAACATACGCTAATAGCACAAATCCCAATCCCGACCCGACTGCATACATCGCTGGAACTTACCTCGCCGATGGAACAACCGCCTTCACCCCCACCGCAAATATTTCTAAAATAGACATCTTAGGAAGTGTTTCTGTTTTGAGTAATGCATCTCCCAACATCCAACCGAACTCGTCAGTTCTCGTCACCTGCTCGTCGGTGGATAATCCCTACGCCAGTCCATCGTCCGTCATTTACACAATCACACCGAATGTAGGGGCGGGCGAAATCATTAATGAGAAACCACCCGCCTTTATGTGGAACAAGTTGATTGGGGGGACATACAATCAGATTCGTATAGGACTTCTCGGGAATGACCTGTCACCTCTCCAAATCAAAGACCCGGCAATGACGTTCATTTTAGCATTTGCAGAGGAGAGGGAAGTGATGTCGTCAAGGTAATGGAAGAGTATTAATTAATATAGTCATATGATATACTATGGTTGACGAGAATTATTTCAATCGGCTCTATACTGAGATGATGGCGGAACAGATGTCTTTGATGAATGAGATTAGGAATGATGCCGGGGACACTAAGTCGCAACGCCGTGAAGTCGCCATCATTACCGCTATACTCAACCAATTAGGGAAATGGAGAGATATTAATAAAAAGAAGAGAGGAATAATATAATATTCGCATATAGTATAAGGAAAATGATGAAAGTGTATATGAAAGGTATGGGCGCGAAGTCTCAAGGGTGTTGTTCCACCACCCCCGTCCCAATAGAAAGAACCGAGCAACCCTCCAAGGCGGCAAAGATACTCGGGTTGGGTTTAGCGAATAACGACAAACTGATGGCGCTGAATATCAAAAAGAAGAAGTCCAAGAACATCGCGTTCGAGTTGTGAAAAAGCAGTATTAGGATAATTTTTATCTTATCCTAATATATAATGTCAGCCGATAAGTTAGTGTTCGATATCTCGCAGGAAGTTGAGGGGACGCCCAACGTCTTCGTCAAAAAGGATTGGCTGAA